AGCCCCCTTTTAAAACTATAATACCATGCCTTGTGCTTTAACAACAGGTTTTACACTCGGATGCCTTGAAGGTATCGGAGGTGTCAAAGAAGTATTGATTGCTAACTACGCAGACTTCGAAACAGGCATCACCTTTGGTGGTGTTGATGGCGAAGTAGACGGATTGCCAACTGCAACTATCTACCGTTATGTGCCATTCCGTAACTCAGGTTCTTATGTTGAGACAGTAAACAAAAACTTGGAAACAGGTACTTTGTTTTTCTCACAAGAAGTGGGATGGACTTTCGGTAAGTTGAATCAAGAAATGCGTAACGAATTCTTGAACGTTGCAAAAGCAAAGATGATTGTTTTCGTTCGTACGAATGATGACCAAATTTTGCTTATTGGTGCGGGTGAAGGTGCGCAGCTTACCGCTGGTACTGTTCAATCAGGACAGCAAAAAGCAGATTTGATGGGATATCAGGTGACTTTGATTGCTGAAGAACTCGGACCAGCTGTTCACCTTGAACCATACAACCCGGCAACTGAATCACCATTTGGTAACTTTCCAGGCATTACAGTAAGCCCAGCTTACTAATCGCGCTTGCTGATTGTTTTTGTGTTTATTCATTGATTAAGAACGGGGGTGGTGTTACAACTGCCCCCTTTCAATATAGCGATATGATATATCTCCAAGTAAATAATCCTAGTCAGTTCATATATCTATCACTAGATGAGGCACGGCAGTACTATGCCACGCCCTATACGCACTATTTGTTAGTGCTCACCCACGAAGAAAACAGCACCACAGGTGATAAGCTTGCGCAGGTTGCAACGATTGTGAATGAAAATGTGCGCATCACACAGCTTACTGTGACAACTGTTGGTCTTACATTAGCGGGCAGGTATCGCTACGAAGTGTACGGACAAAACTCAGCTGTAAATATCAACCCAACAAACGCCGCAGTAGTCGGCATTGTTGAGCGTGGCTATGTAGTTTTGACTGACAACACCACTTGGTTTGATGTACCACCTGTAACTATACCAAATGACATCATCTATGAACCATAACGAATCAAATATTGTATCACTAAAACTTAGTGAATACGTAGCTAAGTCAGATGCAGAAAGAGTAGACCGCAAAGGATGGGTAAACTACGGTGCGGACAATGACTTCCCGCAATACCTACGTGACCTGTCGCACGAATCTCCAGTGCATGGTAGTTTGGTTGTGGCCATCGGTGACATGATAGCCGGGAAAGGAATTAAATCGGAACAGTACCAAGCGGAACTTGACGCACTTGATGTTGATGCGTTGACGTATGCGGCAGCTCACGATTTAAAGTTGTTTGGTGGTTTCTTTATCGAAGTGATTTGGTCAAATGATCGCACGGTAATTAGCAAGCTAAACGCTATACCGTTTGAAGAATGCCGCATTGCAGTGAATCAGGATGATGACAGCGAAATAGGAATCTTCCACAGCTATGACTGGTCAAACACTCGCAAGAAAAAAAACACGCCTGAGTTCATTCCCAAATACAACTACCTAACACGTAACGAGGAACCACGCCAAATCTATTGGTGCTTCACCTTTACAGGTAGTGACAGCTACCCACGCCCTGACTACTGGAGTGCGATTAACTACATCGAACTCGATAAGCAAATCAGCATCTTCCACATTAACCAAATCAGTAACGGTTTATTCCCGTCAACTATTATCAACTTCTACAATGGTCAGGCAACACCTGAGCAAAAGCAGCAGATGATGATGGATTGGGAAAATAAGATGAGTGGTGCGCGTAATGCGGGAAAGGTGGTTATGTTCTTCAATGAGCGTGACCAGCCTAAGACTGAAATCACACCATTCCCTGTTAACGATGCGGATAAGCAGTATCAACTCATGGATACTACCGCAACGCAAAAGATTATTACAGCACACCGCGTAACTACGCCGCTGCTGTTTGGTATTCGTGATACGGGGGGCGGATTTGGCAGCAATAAAGATGAAATGACTACGGGTCTTGAGATATTCAATAAGCAAGTCATTCAACCATATCAGGCAAAAATCAATAACAGTATCACCGAGCTGTTGAGTAATCAAATGCCGGGTGTATCGTTTGAGATTGTTCCAAACACGCCACTTGTAGCAGAGCAGGCATCTGTTGTTACCGATGCGAATGCAACAGGCTCGACAACTGATGTCGCTGCTACGGCGTTGAATGGTGCGCAGATTAGTTCACTCATTGACATCGTGATGCAAAGTGCGGCGGGTGCTGTACCAGTTTCAAGTGCTAAGGCAATTGTTGGGGCAGCGTTCCCAACATTACCAGCGGCCACAGTTGATGCAATCTTTGCCGACGTTATCGCAGGTTCATTACAACCAACGGAGGTTGTTCAGTCAGCCTTTGAAAAAAAAAAAGATGATAGCACAGTAGGTGATGCGCTCATCGCATTAGGCGAAGATGAGAATGCTGAATGGATATTGATTGATAGCTTCAATGCAGATGAAGAAATTGAGCATGAGTTTGCGGTACGTACAGGCGCGGCTCGACCAGGTGCAAAGAGTGAGCAAGATGCTATTATCGATGGCAAGTACTTTATTACTCGTTACATTTATGCAGGTAGCTTTACTCATGATAATATGCGCCCATTCTGTAAGAAGATGATTGAGGCGGGCAAGCTATACCGTAAGGAAGATATTGTGCAAATGGAGAATGTCCCTGTAAATCCCGGATGGGGACCAGAGGGTGAAGATACCTACGATATATGGTTCTACAAAGGCGGTGGTAACTGCAAACACTTTTGGGAAAAGCGTGTTTATGTAGATGCAAAAGGTGCCAAGATTAATCCTAATGATCCAGATGCAAAGAGAATCGCTGTGGCACTTGCTGAGCGCATGGGTTATAAGGTGCGCAATAATGCACTTGTTGCAAAGCTGCCCGAAGACATGCCATACAATGGCTTTTTACCAACTAATCCCGTCTACGGTAATCAATAATTATAACTATGGCTGAAGTACTTTTAATATCCGAGAACTTTGTAAAGAAGTATACCACCGTTAACGGTAGTGTTGACCCTAACCTAATCTACCCCGCTGTGTATTTGGCACAGGACAAGTGGTTGCTTCCCTTTTTGGGAACTGATTTGCTGAACAAGATTAAAGCGGATGTAGCGGCGGGCACAATCAGTGGCAACTATCAAGTATTACTTGAAGATTACGTGCAAAAACCGCTGCTATGGTGGGTGATGCTGGAGCTTATGCCGCAGCTTACATACCGCATGGACAATGGCACGCTGGTGCAACGTCAAAGTGAGGACACTATACCAGTGTCTGACCTTGTGATGAAGGATATGATAGATCGTGCGCGTCAAAATGCAGAACACTACACCACTTTGCTAGTTGATTACTTGTGTGCTAACAGTAGTTTGTTTCCTGAGTACTCAACTGCAACATGGCCTGACCGTTCACCACGTACTGACGTGACCAACACACTAAACTACCAGTTCAGCAGCGGCAACACGGCCACATCATTCCGTCCGACATACTCACGCAATATCATTAATCGAATACCATGAGTGATAAGAAGACACTAAAGCAAGATTACACCGAAAGATTGCGCAAGTATGAGCGTGAACTTTCACTAAAACTTAGAGCCAATGCACCCAAAGAGCAAGATAAAACTAAACGGTAACGCACGGCCTAATTCGATTAGCTATTTGCTGCAACTCTATGATGGGGTGTGGTCAATACCTCTTGCTTTTTTGCTTTTCTTTCTTGCCGGGTATGCTAGTTTTCGCTACTTCGGTGATGCACTCATTAGCACTGAATACATCCAGTATATAGTTCTTGCCGCACTTGTTATGGTTGTGGCGAACTTCGTGGTCTTTATGGGGCTGCATTTTAATTTTCGCACACTTCAACGCATGGTCTACTCAGCACAAATCAAACAGCAGGCACTAACTGATTTGAGCACATGGCAAAAGATAGTGTTATACGTGGTCTTATACTTTGCTTACTTTGCTGCCTTCCTGTATATACTTCACTTGCTGATGACGGTTACTGCGTAAGAGTAACGGCGGCAAGCTATGTAGGTATAAAGGAGAAAGGAGGTAACAACATGGGCTTTAATAGCCCACAACTCACCGCACTTATGATTGAAAGTGGCTGGAAGAAAGGCCATGCGTGGTGTGCATACTTCGTGCACGCTATGTTGAATGAGTGTGGAATAGTCAACACAATTACAGGTTGGTCGCCTACTGCCTACAATCGCAAAGATGTGATATTCGATGGCGGCAAGTTCTTAAAGTCTTTTAATGATGGCGATGTGTTAGTGATGACGCTGGCATATTCAAGTTTAAAGGGAAGGTATAAGAGCATAGGCCACACGGGCATCGTAGATAAGATAGGCAAGTACTCAGTGCGCACTATTGAAGGCAATACAAACGAACAAGGCATGCGTGATTCGCGCACACGTGACGGCGTATACTACAAGATTCGACCACTATCTAAAAGCATACATATAACTCGATGGAAAAAGCAAGGATAAATCCGATGTTGATCTACGCACTTGGCGTGTTAGCAACAGGTGCTGTCATTATTCTACTATTTAAAGGGTGCGGAAGGCCGCAGACTAACCCGGCAGTAGATAGATTGTACAAGATGAACGACAGTCTATACAAAGTGATTGAGAGCAACACGGCAAAAGCAGACTGTTTGTATTCACGTATTGATAGTTTGACCATGCAGCGTGATACGATTATACAACGTCAAGAAATAACCAATGAAATATACCGCAATGAGACATACAATATCCTTAGTTCTGATGCTGCTGGTAGTGATAAGCAGTTTCGCGCAACGCTCCAAAAGTCAGACAGCCTCCTCAAGTCTGGATTTTACACCAAGACTTACAACCTACGAGCTGCAGCTAATGAATCTAAACTACAATAGCATGATGTACTGGTATGACACCAGTATGGAGATTGATAGTTTATACCAATTAGAAAAGTTAAAGACGCATTACTACAGCAAGATAACAGGCATACAGGCCAACAGCTATGAGACACTGAAAACAATCTACGAAAACAAGCAAGCTATTGAAAAGGCAATAGCACAGGAGAAAGAAATGCAGATTAAAGATTTAAAGAAACGCAATCGCAAGCTAATACTTCACAACACAGTGCTGAGCATTGGGCTTTCAGCACTGGCAATATCAACTGTATACTTTGTAATTCTATGAACATTGAACCTAAAGACGTGCTGACCGTAGTTGCCGGGGCTGTATCACTATCGGGCCTGTACTATGCACTAAAACGAAACGTAGAAAAATTAAACATCACAGTGCGTACTATGGACACACACCACAAAAGAGAAATCAGTGCTATTCATCATCGCATTGATGAAATCAAAATAGACACTAAAGAGACAATCAATAAACTCGACGGAAAGATTGATGCGATACAGCAGCAGAACGCTTTAATATCCGCGAATCTTGCGGAGCTTACAGGCTACTTGAAAGCAAAACAATAAACCAAACAATATGGCAAGCAAATATGTTGGAGTATACACCGAAATCTACAATGGTACAGGTGTAATAAATGACCGCGTGCGAATGGCAATGGAGAAATACTCCGTGCCGCTATCATTCAAGTCATTCCTGCGCATGTATCAGATATGGCGTAACTACAACTATGGTGCTGAAAAAATAAATTTAGGTCATGCAAGTTTAAGTGCACCACCTGCCAAAATAAGTGCACCACCTAGCGGGCAACTTGACAAGTTGAAGCATTCACTTGGTGAGTTCAACGACATACTTAGTGAGTTGAAACCTGAGACACACAACCCGCTTGACCTGCCCCCATCGCAGGAATCAAACTACCAACCTTACAAGATTCCTGTAAACCACAATAACATCCTTATAATCGGTGATATTCACATTCCCTATCACAATATACCTGCCCTCACACTTGCGTTGAAATATGGGCTTGAGAATGAAGTAAACACCATACTGTTAAACGGTGACATCATAGACTTTTATGCCATCAGTCGTTTTGAAAAGGACCCAAGAAAGCGCAATTTTGGACATGAGGTTTTAATGACACGCCAATTTCTTACAACTTTAAGGCAGTTGTTTCCAAATGCTGCAATCTATTACAAGTGCGGGAATCACGACGTGCGCTATGACCACTACATCATGCGCAATGCGCCTGACCTTTTAGGCATGAATGAATTTAGCTTTGAGAGTTTGATGAAGCTCGATGAACTAAACATCACGTTTATTCCCGATAAACAAATCATCCGTGCCGGGAATCTTACAATACTACACGGGCATGAACTCGGACAGTCTGTGTTTAGCCCTGTCAACATCGCTCGTGGTTTGTTTTTGCGCGCAAAAGACAATGCGCTGTGCGGCCATCATCACCAAGCATCTGAACACAGTGAGCCAAACATCAACGGCAAACTAACAACGTGCTGGAGTGTGGCGTGTCTGTGTGAGCTGCACCCTGACTACATGCCCATCAACAAACATCACCACGGCTTTGCGCATGTGAAGGTCATGGATACGGGTGAGTTTGAGGTGAGCAACTATCGAATAGTGAATGGAAAGATTAGATAACAAAAAGCCCCCACGTTAGGGGGCTAGATGCATCAATTTAAACACTATGCGATAAACACAATAGAAGCCACAAAGTTAGTACCAAATGAAACGCAAACAACATCCGAAAGTAGTACACCGCAAACTTGGTCGTGAGCGTGCGCATGGGATGTATCTGAACAACGTGATAGAGATTGACCCTACACTAGCACCAATGCGCTATCTTATTGTACTTGTTCATGAGTATCTGCATCACATCCAGCCTGAGTGGAGCGAGGAGAAAGTTGATGCGGAAGGTGAAGCACTTGGTCGCTTTCTTTGGAAACAAGGCTTTCGAAAAGTGCAGCAGTAGTCAAAACTTATCCGCTATCCCGGCATGAAGTAACTCAGTGTGCAACCATTCGCGCATCTTGCCAACTAAGTTATACTGTTCTTCGGTAAGGTCTTGGTACTTTTCAAGACTGCGTAGATGCTGCCTAAATTCATCAATCATGTCAAAGTACTTCACACCATTCACAGCGCAATCAAATGCGTGCTGGTCATCGCGTAAATCAAACGTTAGTGTTGCTTTCATCTTGTTCTGTTTTATTTGGTAATCCTGCTTTACAATCTTTATATCCTTGATTGTATGAGTCGTGG